CCATAGGTGTTGCTGCTTTAGATGCAAACACGACAGCTTCAAATAACACTGGTGTTGGTAAGCACGCACTAGGAGCAAACACAACTGGAGTTAATAACGTAGCTGTTGGTAGAGAAGCATTGAAGGCCAACACTACGGCAGCATATAACGTAGCTATCGGAGATCAAGCTTTATTTTCAAATACAACTGGAACTCAAAATAATGCGATAGGTGGTTTGGCATTATTTTTCAACACTACTGGAAATAATAATATTGGGATAGGTATAGAAGCTGTAAAACTTAATACAACTGGATCAAATAATATAGGCATAGGAGCAGGCGCATTAGATGCTAATACGACAGCAGATAATAACACAGCAGTAGGAAGTTTCGCTTTAACAGCAAACACAACTGGAACACAGAACGTAGCTGTAGGTGTTAATGCTTTAGCTGCAAATACTACGGCAAATGATAATTCAGCTTTTGGATATTTTTCATTAAGTGCTAATACTACAGGTGCAAGCAACACCGCTTATGGAAAAGGTACTTTAGCACTTAATACAACAGCAAGCAATAATACTGCTGTAGGACAAAATGCTTTAGAACAAAACACAACTGGACAGAGTAATGTTGCAGTAGGTGCTCTTGCTTTAGATGCTTGTACGACAGGTAACGACAACATTGCAATCGGTCATAATACCTTAACTACTTCTACTTCAGCATCTAATAACACTGCTGTTGGAGGTGCTGCTATGCGTTATAACACAGCTAGTAATAACACAGCTTTTGGTAGATCAGCTTTAGGAGCAAACACAACTGGAGCTTCCTGTACTGCTGTTGGTGCAAATACGCTACAAAACAATACGACAGGAGGTACTAATGTTGCAATTGGTAATGCTGCTTTATTTTCAAATACTACAGCTTCTAACAATATAGCACTAGGTGCAGAAGCTTTAAATGCAAACACAACTGGAGCAGCGAATACTGCTGTAGGTTATCAAGCTTTAGATGCAAATACAACGGCAAATAATAATAATGCTTTTGGTTCTCTATCTTTAACTTCAAACACAACTGGAACAGGTAATGTAGCCATGGGTAATGGTGCTTTATTAGCAAATACTACAGCATCTAATAACACTGCCATAGGTTTATCTGCTTTAAACTCAAACACAACTGGATCATCAAACACTGCTTTAGGAGCTTTTGCTTTAAGAGATGCTACAACAGCAAGTGACAATACTGCTATTGGAAAACAAGCACTAATAACTAATACAACTGGAATAAATAATACTTCTGTCGGTACTAATTCTTTACAGTCAAACACTACTGGATTCCGCTCTACAGCCATAGGAGTCAACGCACTTGATTCTAATACAACTGGTGCTGATAACACAGCAATTGGTCAGCAGGCAGGTGCAGACAATACTTCGGGTGGTGGAAATGTTTTTATTGGGGCTAGGGCTGGATTAGCAGCTTCACCTAGTGGTTCAGTCACAACAGGAAATGATAACTTTGTTTTAGGTGATGATAATATTACACAATTATTTTGTGCTGATACTTCAATCTCAAGTTCAGATTCAAGAGATAAAACAGATATAACTGACTTTAGCATTGGATTAAAATGGATTGAAGCATTAAGACCAGTTACATATAAATGGGATAAAAGAAGTTGGTACGGAACAGAAGCAGAACCTTATGGAACACCTGATGGATCTAAGAAAAAATCAAAAATAAATATTGGATTTTTAGCACAAGAAGCATTAGAAGTAGAAAAGGCTCATGGATATGGAGATTCCTCCGATAATATGTTAATTTGTAATCTTACAGAGGATGGTATGAGGTATGGAATGAAATACGAAAGGCTTGTACCAATTCTTGTAAACGCAATAAAAGAATTATCAGCAAAAGTCACAGCCCTCGAAGCAGGGTAAACTGTAAACAATTACTTTTTAAATTATGGAAGAAAGAACCGCAGATGAAATCGCAGCAATTTTTTCTGCTGCTGGTGATAGTGTAACTGTCATCAACACTGCCAAAACATCAGATGAAACTGATGATGATTACAAAGACAAGATCAAGCGTAATGTAGAACATCTTGAAATTATCAAGGGCTATAAAAAGCTTGATGGAACGACTTCTATCTGGACATCTGAATCATTCACAGATATAGATAAAGCTATTACTGACGGTAAAAAGCTTTATTAATCTATGAATTTACAGGAAAAACTTACACAATTAGCTGTCGAAAGAGAACAGCTAGTTGTTGCTTTGCATGAACTCACTGGTGCAATGAAGATAATTCAACAGCAAATAGATGAGCAAAATAAAGAGGACGAACCACAAACAGAAACACCCAAAAGTTGAATTTAATTTAAAAACGATTATTATTGAGCTTTATTCTTTTTAATAATGCTTAAAAAAGTACTAACAATAGCTGCTGCATCAGCACTATCAACACCTGCGTTTGCTGGTTTCTATGTAAACGTAGAGAACAATGGTTCTTATACAGGCAAAGACTACACTGGTTCTGGTACTGACTTACATCTTGGTTATGAAAATGGTAATGCCTTTGGTAGCTACTACTTACAAGGTGGTGCGTATCTTAACAACCCAGATGGTGCAGATTCAGACACAAACTTCTCTGGTAAAGTTGGTGGTTCTGTAACAGCTTCAGATAAAGTTGATGTTTACGGAGAATTTTCTATCGTTACAGATACAACTAATTCTTACGGAACGAAGCTTGGCCTGAAGTATAAGTTTTAGTCATCATAGATAACGTGATATAAAGGGGAGCTAATGCACAAATAGAGCAGAAAGTTATAATAGTGACAGGTACTAATGCTTTAGCAAAGGCTTCTCTCATGTTAAATAAAATTTCTTCTATATTATCCATCGTATCTTTTGTAATCAGCATTTCAACTTTAGGTGGAGCGTATGCTGGATATCGTTACATAACCAGCCCACAGTTTGAAAAGATGATGATGGAAAAAGTTATGAGTAAGGTATCAGGAATGATGCCAAAAGTATTAGATGGAGCGTTACCCAGTACAACAGGTCCATCAATGAGTATTCCAAAGAAACTTGGATAATTGGAAATACCTGAGATACATATACCAGAAGTAGCAATACCAAAAGTTTACGTTCCACAAGTATCTTTACCAGGATATGAACCTTTAAATGTAGAGACTATAGGTTGTAAATATTTTCATAAAGATGTTAAGAATACAGGCAATAAAAATTTATTAATAGAAGATCCAAACGGAGTTGTGAGTAACTGTCCATATCCATCTTTTATTCCAATGAATTATCAGGCAGATCAACTGATTATGGTTGAGGAAGCTGCTGTTGTAAATGACGAGCCAGAAATATTACCAGAAGGTAAACCACCACAAGCTGAGATACCAAAGGATGATAAAAAAGAAGAAGTTTTTGTAGATTGTCCTGGTAGAACAGATCAAAGAGTAGGTGACTTTCGTAACGAAAAGAAGCTGGAACGTGTCGTAGGCCATGAAAGAAGCGAAGATGGAACTATATGCACCACGA